AACGCCCTGTAAGCCGCTCTGCAGTATCTCGCGCCCGGAAGCCTCGACCTTCTCAGCCCACACGGTTCGATAGGTCGTCCAACTTCCTGAAGGTTCACCAGCCGCATTGTAAGCCGGGCTATCATCCGCCCACTGCTGGATAGTGATCCTATGTCTCATCCGGCCTGACCTCATAGCGTCATAATCCTGTATGGCCACAGAAGCGACTCAAACCCCATCGGCGTCTCTACCAGTGATATGCCGGGGATCGTCGCCTCGCGGTTGTTATAAAGATGCCCCACCATAAGAAGTATCGCTTGTCGGATCGTTTCGGGGATATTCACCCGATAGTCTCCGCTTTCAGCCTCGTAGCCTGCAACGTATCTGACTTTTACCGGGTTTTTAGCCGATGGCGTATAGCTTGGCCAGCTCTTCCCGTAGGCCAGCACGATCCGGCCGGGCTCGCTATCTGAATCGACAATGTAATCGGTCGATACCGTCATGCTCGTACTGCTTTCAGCGTAATCGGTGTAGGAAACGCTCGTTACCGACAAAAGCGGTGCCTTGGAAAGCTCAAAAAAGTTACCAGCCGGAAAACCGTCAAACCATTCATCCCATGTCTGCTGTACCAGTACCCGTCGCGTAAACCCTTCGGCCTGCGCCTCGGCCACCTTGATTAGCCGGGTTAGATAAGTATCATCGTTGGTATCGGTCAACTCGATCCGCAGGTGCCGCTTCGTTTCCGTCAGGCTGACCGCCGTAGTCGGTGCCGCCGTTATGAGTGCTGCCGTCGTCATTCGTACCTCTGCTTTAAGTGCTCCCAGGCATCTCCGTTAATGATTTCCGCATCTGACCACTGGCACCAGGCAATCTCGTTCGCCCACTTCGTGCGGTCCGGAAAGCACATCAAATCAAGCCCATGAGATGCCACTGGCCAGGCCATTGACCCACGATCAAGCGTAACGGTAGAGGTGCCGGACATAACCGCGTCAACGCCGCTGTTGCTGTTGTAAGTGACCGCCACGATAGCATCTGCAAGGTCTTCCTCAAGCGTTCCCGATGTCAACCTCAACCCTTCCGGCGCTGTGCGCCGGGCCAAAGGGTGAGGCCGATACATAATAAAATTACAATAAAGCTCCTGGCATCGTTCGTGCAATTTCTTCAGCCACTGGTTGTAATCTTCGTTCATTCCTGCAAGGCTCGAATCGCCATCCACCTGGCCCAAAATCAAAACGTAATGGCCATTGTAATGCCAGCCTTTCATCAAGCCCCTAAAATATTTGTCCCACCGAGCACTGTCCTTGTCTTCATTGTCGAACTCGGCCCGTCCGTTGAGGCCATTGTATCCAAGCGATGTCCACGCGAACCTATCACCGACATAGCCGCGCTCGGCAACGAGATAATCCTTACCTGTAGACCGCTGCTGATCGATGATGTCCTTAGGTCGGTGACTCCAAAATACGGCCAGGTCGCACGCGGGGAAGTCATAATTGTTTGCGTATGAAAACTTCTGCGAATGTCTTTTTAACCCAATACTGAACCTGCGGTTAAAATCTCGCTGATGTGGAGATTTCGCTGACTTTATGACGATATGCAAATCAGTAGTCATAGCCGAATAATGCCAAATCTCTTGCGAATGTCTGCTCGACCATTCTCACGGTTTCAGGTGAAAAATATTCATTGTAAGGCTTGCTATATCTGCATGCGTTTAGATGCGGCAGCCTCGGCAACGGAAGCGTTGTCATTGACCGTATGTGCTCCCAGTCATCCTCAAGACTCTCGAACCGCCCGACGAAATGCGGCAGAAGGCGTCCACCGACATAGAGCACATCCGCCTGCGGAGAAAAATGGTGGTTCCCATACGGGTTCTGGCAAACACGCTCAACGAAAAACTTAAATTTCATATTTTTCTCCATGCCGCATTGGAGAAAATTCTGACTGTAAATCTTGTCAGAGCAAATCTTGTCAGCGTAGCAGCTAACCAGACGCGCGAAAGGGTTTCTCACAATAGCGCAAATCGTCCAACTGTGGTCGAGTTCCGCCACCACATCGCGGTTACTGGTCACGCCAAGGGCGTTATGGGTGTGTGAGAACTTCGGGCTGTCGTATTCACCTTGCGCCATCAGCAGTGCCGCTCGCACACTGCTGTTAGCCACCTTTGGTATGCAGCAAAAAGCAAACTTGTGATTGCTGATGATGCAATAGTTGTTCACAGTTCTGCCTCAAGGCTGTTCTGCCGAAACATGTCCAAGAGAGACCCCGGTGTGCAGTTGACTATGTCGATCCCCATCTTTCCCGCCGACACAGGAACGGTCGCCCAAGCATCTGCTATCCATCGATGATAATCAGAGTATTTGTTTAGATTACCAGGGTGATTGCCAAACCAGTGCTTTTGCCCGTTGCAGGTATGATCGAAGCCGAGTAAAACGATCTTTTGGGCTCCCATTAGAGCGGCAAGATTGACCGCCTGATACCCGCTGTTGCACCCTGAGTGGATTATCTCAGGATCACTCGAAAGCCCCGGGGCGTCTTGAAACGGTATCCAGTGAACCCTCTGCCAGGCAGTAGCCACCTCCGGCATGCACGAATAACATATCCCACCGAAATATTTTACCCAAGGCTTGTGATGTTCCCACCACTTATAGTCGCAAGCGTAAAGCACATCGGCCCAGGGTGCCGCCTGGTAGCTGTCATTTACCACTATTGTCGCGCAGTTTTCGGACACCCGCGCACGGTAAACTGCCGCCACCTGACGCAAGTTCAGGCTCGGTCCGCTGGCGATGACGACAAATGTCTCCCCATCAAAGATGCGCGGTATGGTAGCGGCCCTCGGCATTATCTTTTCTTGCGGCTCCGCTTGCGAGGTTTTGGCGCTGCGGGTGGTTCAGCCTTCGGCTCTTTTTCGTCCGGAGACCCTTCATCGGAATCGTCGGTCGTCACAGGATCGGCTTTTACCGCACTTTTCGATACCGGTGGGTCGCAGAACTCCGCCACTTCGCGCGAGACGAAATGCCGGCAGCTGGCAATAGGCATTTTCTCGACCTGTCCCTCAAGATACGTCGGCCCGCCGGCTCCCTGTACACGGTATTTGACTGAAAACTTTATCCATCTGAACATAAGAAAACTCCTTTCCGGCGAGGCATGCGCCCCGCCGGGTTAAGGCTTGTTACGCAATGGCACTGATATTGCTTGTGGCTCCGTACTTCGGCCAGATAACGGCAATGATTGCGATTTCAACCGCAGAAGCCGAGCCACCAGGGTCGGCAATGACCTGCAGGTTAGGATAACCGGCGGTCAACGTATTCGGGTCGACCGAGATGGTCAGGATTTTATCATCATCGTCCGCAGCGATGGTAATCCCTGACGAAGTCGCCGCAGTCACGGCACCATCGGAGTCAGTCCCGGCGGTAGCACCACCCTTGCGATACTTGTAAGCGATGGCTGTAGAGTTGCTCGGGGTAAAATCGTCACATTCCTTGACCGTAACAACTACCGTGTCTCCGGTGATGGTCCCGAAATACACAAGCAAGTCAATTGCTGCGGCATTTTGGGTAGAAACAACGTCGCTACTGACGGTCGTCGATGTGGTATCGACAGGGCTGGTCAGCGGGACGTATCGTGGGCAGAAACCCAAATTTTGAATAGCCATTTTTTAAAACTCCTTTTTTATCAGTTAAGGGGTGGTCATCCAGCCACCCCGTTTATTGTTATGAACGCTCATCCAGGGTCACGGCGCAAGACAGGTAGTTCGAACTGCCGCTCGCCGGAGTTACATACGTCCTCCACCAGGGCTGCCCGGTCAATCTCATGATAAACCGGAAGGCCAGCATGTCGTAGTTAAAATACAAGTGCATGCTGACATCGTCCTTAAGACCGCCCTTAACAACGGTCAGGTATTGGCTCCAATCGACGAGGTAAATGTCGCCCTTGTCACCGAGCTTCTCACATGACTGCAGCGGCAGGATCGGGCGGCCCATAAGAGTGCTGTATGGAGACCCTGACAGACCGTTTGCGGGCATGTAGGCCGGCGCGTAGGTACCACCAGCAAAACCCATATTGAGCAACTGCGGCTCGACGTCCTGGTTGATGTGCCACACAGCGCGAGCCCGGCATGGTGCATACATACGGCTCCACATATTAACGATGTTCGCATAAACCACTGTGTCGGCTGCCTGGCCAGATTCTTTAGCCACAGATGTCAGGCAATTCGCGTTCTTGATACCGAGCGGCATAGAAGCACCGTCGCCCTTTACAAAACCGTATTGCAGCTTGTAGTCAAACTTCTGGGCGGTTTTTCTGCGGAGATAACCGTCAAGGCTCGGAGCGTCTTCCATCAGCTCTTCCGACACCGGAATCAGGGCGGTCAGTTTATTGGTCCGCAAGGTAACGTTCTCCAAAAGCGGTTTGCTCTCGGTCAGCGCAGATGCCTCGCCTTCCCAGTAGGCCTGGATACCGCCGGAAGAATCCCAAGAAGTAGTCTCGTCCTTCGGAATGGTGACGGTATTACCGCTGATGTTCATCTGGTCCGTACGAGACAAAAGGCTTTCTTCCCCAGCGACCTTTTCCCAGATTTCGGTCCTGAAATCAGGTGGTACGGCAAATCCGCCATCAGCCGCAACGCCTTCAGTTCCGTAGGTTGTCGGTGCGTTTTTAATCAAACGCGGGTCCACCTTGCTCTTTGCGGCATGCACCGCCAAAGCGTATTCGCCCACGTTGCGGAAACCCCAGTTTCCTTTCGTCGCCCATGGCTGCATGATGATGCTACCTGCCGGCCTGCGCTGCACATCGTCGGGCTTGGCTTGCATATCGTCCATATTGTCAGGCTCGGTCTTGCGGCCGAAACTCTGTCGCAGCTTCTCGCCGCGCTCAATGACGGACTTGATCGAGTTGATACGCTTTTCGGTATGCGCAAAATCACCCTTCAGCTCATCTAACATGGCAACCTCATCGTCTGTAAGGTCGCGCTCTTCAGCGGTTGCCCGGTTGACGATGTCGTTTTCCTTTTCGTTGATTTCCAGAAGCCTGTCCTGCAGCGCTTCCAAAGTGTATTCATCACTCATTAGTGTTACTCCTTTTTGATTAACTGTTTATGTCATTAGAACAACTTGCTTTTTGATCATTTCCTCATATTTCGTCCGGATCGGGAAAACCTTCTTTTCCGGTTGAACGGTGTACACCGCAGATGGCAAATCATTCGGTAAGTTCTTGTAATTATACTTTTTCAGATTAACGTAGGCCGCCATCTGCTTTGGTTCTGATATTTCGTCAATAAACCCGTACTGCAGCGCCTGGTCAGACTTCATCCAGGTCTCGTCCGCCATAAGCTGTGCGACTACTTCCTTGGCCGTTCCGGTCCGTTTGGTATAGGTGTCGGCGATCTGATCTTCTACCATATCGAGCGTGTCGGCGTACTTACGCATCTCATCCGCCGTTCCGAAGCTTCCGCCCCACGGCTTGTGGATCATCATCGTTGCGTTCTCGGCCATTATGATCCGGTCTCCTGACATTGCAATCAGGCTGGCGATAGATGCCGCCACGCCATCGATTTCAACCGTAACCTCGGCTGGATGGCGTCGTATCTGGTTGTAAATCGATATACCGTCGAAAACGTCACCACCAGGCGAGTTGATGTAGACGGTTATCTGTTTGGCGTTTTTAATCGCTTTCATCTCTTCGGCAAAATCTTTGGCCGTAACCCCGCCGAACCAGCTCGAGCCGATGTCCTCGTAAAGCCAAATTTCGGCAGATTCATTCTTGTTGAGTATCTTGATTTTCTTCTCCATTTTGTTTTTCCTCTGTTTCCGGTAATACGGGTGCCGGCTCGGGTTCCTGCCCGACATCCTCAAGCGGCACGTATTGCCCCTGCACTATATACTTATCACCGCCCTTGGCTGGGCCAATCGGGTTCATGTCTTCAAGGCTGCGGATCTCATCGGCACTGATGGCACCCATGTTCCGCATGGTCTGATACCAAGCGCCGCGGGCCGCGCTGTCACCTCTAAGCAAACCGTTAAGTGTCATCTTGGTATAAAAAAACGACCGATTCCGCTGGCTGATCAGTTTGGCGTCCGATTCCTGTTCGAGCGGCAGAATCCACGGCATCAAAGCGTCAGTGACCACCTCAATCGCCTGATGCTCAATGTTTGAATATGTTGCCCTTTCGAGGTCTCCAATCTTGTGCGGAGGAACGCCGAACCATCTGGCCACATCGGCTACGCGGAATTTCTGCCCCGCCAAAAACTCGGCATCTTTGAGCGGCATGCCAAATGTCTGCCATTGTAGGCCTTGCTCTAAAATCAGCGGCTTCCATGCGTTATCAGGCCCGGCATGCTTTTTCGCAAAGTCTTCCTTAAGCCGATCATAGGCGTCTTGGCGCAAATTCTGGTCGGTCCGAAGTCCGCCGCTCATAACAGCTCCATTCGCGAAAAAAGAGGCGCTAAACTTGTCAGCCGCCATCCCAGCCCCAATTGACACCCGCGCCAGAGAGATCACGGAATAACCCTGTATGCCGTCACTGCCCATGCCGGCCAAGTGAAACATCGAATCAGGCATCACATTGACCTTGGGACCCATCCTGTTCGACACTTCGTAGAAAAGCGTTCCTGCTTCATCCCGTTTGACCTGCACGCGCTCTGGGTGAATCGGCCACAACGCTATCGCACGATTACTCGCGTCACGTTCGATCTCGGCGTAGGCGTTTCCCCAGCTTGCCGCCCAATGGACCATTAAGCGCCTGAAATCAAAAGCACGCATCTCAGGGTTTGGCCGCGTATGCAGCAGGTAGTCTGTTGGATGCGTGGGTGCCAGGTCGGACCCGCCATTGGGTTTCCTCCGGTAAACCCTCCAAGGGAGTTGCGCCACGCTCGATGCCAGGTATCGCTGGCAGGCGAAAACGGCAGAGAATGTCAACGACGTTTCATGATCGACATACACGCCACCCTCCCTGGAGGGCACATAGATAAAACGACTCCCACCGCCTGAAAAAGTGCGCGTGATACGGTTAAAAATTCTTGCGATTGGGTTCATATTTTTCCAATCGGGCAAACAAAAAGCGGCAAATAGATGAGTAGGCACCTACTTGCCGCTTTGTTGTTCGCTTATCGCTGCCCCGGGGATCAACCGGGGTTAGCCCCTATTTTT